GGCCCCATCGAGCTGACCAGCGTGCCGTTCAACTCGGACATGCAACAGTTCGTCACCTACTCCTACGTCAACGGATTCTTCAACCAGTTCCTCTCGGCGTCGTCTAGCGCAGGCGCAACCTCGCTGACGATTCCTAGTCCGATTGGTCTCTACCCCGGAATGCCGTTCACTATCTGGGACGGTGCCATGACCGAAATCGTCCAGGTGTCGTCGACGTGGACATCGAGCACGACCGTCACTTTGCAGAACCCGATGACCTACGCTCACAGTTCGGGCACGAACGTCTCGACGTTGCCAGCCTCAGTCAAGCAAGCCGTCATCCACCTAGTCGTCGCAGGCATCAAGCAACGTGGCGAGGGTGGCCTGGTCATCGCTGAAACTGGCGAACCGATGAGCGTCGGCGGACGAAGTGACACCGCCGTTGAGGACTTGGCACGCGCTGAAGAACTACTGCACGCCTTCCTGCAAGTTTGGGGCCGGGCATGACCGCCATCGTGTTCTTTGGTGTTCTGTGGTGCGCCTTCATCGGCATCGCTGCGTACATGGTCCTGCGGAACCAATGAGTCGCGCCACCGTTCGTCAAACCATCGCGACGTACCTAGAACCGTCGACGTCAAACTTGCCGATGCTTGGCAACGTCTACCCACACCCGGCCAAGTTCACGCCCGAAGGCGACTTTTTCCAGGGCCAAGACCCCGGTCACAACACCGGCGCAGTCATCTTCATCTACATCGGACGCCAGGAAGAACGACGCGCTGCGTTGGGTGGTCCGCACAACGGTCGTAAGGTCGTTGAGTACGACGTCGTGTTGGACTGCTTCATCAGGTCAATGGCTGCGCAAAGCCAGGACGCCGGGGCCGACTCGGACACGTTCCTAGACGCACTTGTCGCCTACATCAGAGCTGATCGAAACGCAGGCAACCCATCAGTCGTGTTCCAGTGGGGCGAAGGCATGTACCCCGGCGGCGTCGACATCGAAGTCCAGGCGCTCTACCCAAGATCCTTGAAGGCTAGTTATCAGACTTCTCAGGTCTACGCTACGGTTAGAACCAAGGTCGTTGAGATTGTCGACTCGTAGGAGAACAGATGCCAGACTTCAAGTTCACAGGTAGCGAAACGATGGTGTTCCCATCGCTGGCTGCCGCCGATGGGTCGACCCTTGTCTGCAACCCTGGCGACACCGTGACCCTTGACACCGACCCTGGCGTCGACTCGCTCCAACCAGTTGCCACAAAGTCAAACGCCGCCGACCCCGCTCCCGCACCAGCACCCGCAGACTCCTCTCAGACGCCCGCAGATGCCCCTACAAGCCCCGCAACCCCGGCAGCGTAGCCAGGACACCTAGGAAACAGGAGAACGCAAAATGCCATTTATGTCCGTAAACAGTTATGTCGGACTCGGCGTCGAGACGTCGCGTGGCACCGCGTCGTCCAACATCAAGTGGGTGCCGGTCACGACGCCACAACTCACGCCACAACAGAAGTGGCTCCGTGACGAGGCCTTCCGAGGCTCGCCGGTTGCGCTCTACAACGAAGTTCTCGGCGTTCGTCACGACGAATACACCTTCAAGTCTTACGTCTTTGCCGACACCTTCCCGCTCGTCGCCAAGGCCGCCTTGGGCTACGAAGCCGTGACCGGTGCTGGTCCGTACACGCACACCCTGAGCCTTTACAACAACGCGGCCAACGCTTCGCAACCGCCAGCCGTGACGATTCAGGACTTTGACGGCAACGCTCCCTTCCAAATCCTCGACGCCCAACTGGGCGACTTGAAGATGACGTTTGGTGCCGAGGCTGCGTTTGAGTACGACACCAAATGGTTCGGTCAGCCGTTCACGACGATCTCGGCTCCGACCACGACATTCTCGACCGAGCAGTTCATCCCTGCCTGGGACGTCGTCGCCACCATCGGCGGCGTTGCGTCAACGGTCGTCGTCGACGGCGAGATCAACATCACCCGAGGCACCGCTCCGATCTTCACGGCGCAGGGCACGAACTCGCCGTACCGTTTGTTCGCCGGCCCGATTGACGTGACTGGGCGCTTGAAGTTCATCGTCGAGTCGTCAGACCAGATCATTTACGCTACCGGCAACGCCACGACCGTTGGATCAAGCCCATCGGCCCTGAGCAACACGACCTCCGCCACGTTGCCTGTCACCTCGTCGTCAACGTTCTCGGCTTCGGGCGGAACCGGCGTTCTGTTCCACGCTGGCGTTTCCTACTCGTTCACCTACACCGGCACCAGCACCGGCAACCTGACCGGCGTCCTCTTGGCAAACGCTCAAAGCGTGACTCCGACCGCTAGCGACACGGTGAACACCGGATCGTACGCGTTGACCGACAGCCCAAAGGTTGTCTCGTTGCTCTTCACCGAGCCGTCGACCGGCCACCAGGTCACGGTGCAGATGAGTCAAGTGCAGTTCCACGACCCGAAGCGTGACCGCTCAAAGGCCTACGTCGAGGTTGACTCAAACTTCACTGCCGAAGCCAACACGACCGACGCCGTTTCTGGCGCTGGTGGTGGCTACAGCCCGATCAAGATCACGGCGACGAACGCAGTTTCAGCAGCGTACTAATAACAAACACACAGGCAGAAGGGAGATTCTGTGCTTGTCCAACTACCCAACAACGAGTCTGCGGTCCTGCGCGACTACGACGAGCTGACCGAGCGGCAATATCGGCGCATTGGTGGTGCGCTTCGTGGTGCGATGGAGCAAGCCGGAAAACTCATGGCCGAGGGTTTCAACGAAAACGATCCCAAGACATACGGCATGTTGAAAGACTTGGGCGACGAAGGCACAGCCATTCAGGAATACCAGGATCGCTGCATCGTTGAGATGGTCAAGTCGTGGACGCTTGGCGAACTGCCGACAATGGACACGGTGAAAGACTTGCCGAAGAAAACCTACGACGTACTTGCCGAGGCCGCAGTTGACGCCACGCGCGATACGACAGACTTCACGGCGGCGGGTGCTACGGACCCAAAAGCGGGTACAGGAGACTTGAACGTCTCCGCGCCCACCTCGCCGGTCGTGGTCTCGAACCAGTTGACTCCGACGTCTACAACGCCTGGAGAGAGTACCGCTACCGCTCCCTAGTGCCGATGACGCACGATGAGTTTATGAGCGAACCAGTCAGCGTGGTTGAATGGACCTTGCGGTTGGATTCTCTCAAACACGAGGTCGAGCAAGAGTGGCAAACTTCATCATCTCAGGCGTAAAGGAGTTCAACTCGTCACTCACGGCTCTCGACAAACGCGCCGTCGCCGCCGCTAGAAAGTCAGTCATTGAGATGAGCCAAGAACTTGTCGCCGCAGCTCGACGCGAGTTCACCACCGTCGTTTCTGGCGGGGCCGCAGGCACGCGCGTGCTTGGCGCTGGCGAGTCCAAGGGCAAGGGCGAGAAGATCATGCGCAAGGGCAACCACGTCGGCGGCGAGTCACCCCACATCCGCACCGGCTACTTGGCGCGATCCATCAAGGCCGACAACCCACGCCAGATCGGGTTTGGACGCGTTGCCACCGAAGTCGCACCACGCGCCGCATACGGTCGACGCATTGAGTTGGGCTTCACCGGCACTGACTCGGCGGCCCCGGGCCGCAAGGGCCGCAACTACGACCAGCCCCCCTACCCCTACATGCGGCCAGCCCTGGAAAAGTCCATGCCAAAACTTGAAGAGATCAACAAACGCGCTTGGCTAGGAGTGTTCGGTGGCTGATTCAATCCTGCCCCCAGTCGTCGTCAGCCTCGTTGCCGACATCAAAGAGTTCTCGGCCAAGATGGACGAGGCCAAGTTGAAGATGGACGAGGTTGAGGCCAAAAGCGCCGAAGGTGGTGCTGGCGGTTTGCTTGGATCGCTGAGCGGCGCGGGCATGTTGGGTGTTGCTGGCGCTGCAGCCGCCGCCGCCGCAGGCGTCGCGGTCATTGGCGCTACAGCAGTTGACAGTGCCTCAAAGTTCCAGTCAGCCATGACCCAGGTTCAGAACAGCGCAGGACTGTCCGAGAACGCTACCAAGAAACTTGGTAATGCTTTCATCGACACGATGGGGAAATCAGAGTTCTCGGCTACGCAGATCGCTCAGGCGTACAGCCAGGTCGCAGGTCAGTTGGAACTTCTCAACGGCGCACAGCTCACTACGAATCAGGCGATGGGCTTCACGAACGCCGCCATTGACCTTGCAACAGCGAAGCACATTGACCTTGGCGCAGCGATGGCTTCAACAACGCAAACGATGAAGGCGTTTCAGATTCCGGTAGCGCAAGCGGCGCAGGTGACTAATGACTTGTTCGTCACGTCCGGCATGACTGGAAGTTCGGTTGATCAACTGGCAAATCAGTTCACCAAAATGCACGCCAAGTTAGGCGACGCAGTTCCGTCGCTGCAAGATATGGACAACCTCACGGTTGACATGACGGCGCACGGCGTCGGACAAGGCCGCGCTTTGCAAACGGTCACGGGAGCGATGACGAAGTTGCTTGACCCATCGGCCAAGAACGTACAGCTCTTGCAATCTATGGGGATCAACGCGTTCAACGCGCAGGGCAAGTTTGTCGGTATGCAACAGATTCTCCAACAGTTGCAACCGGCATTTGCTGGCCTGACCCAACAGCAACAGATCAACACGGCGCAGACCCTGTTCGGCGCTGGCGCTGCGTCCTCGATGCTCACCTTGATTCAGGCCGGGCCAGCCGCCTACCAAGCAGCAGCAAACTCAATCCAAAATCACACCAACGTCTCACAGGCTGCGGCGGACGCATCAAAGAACT